GCATTAATTGCCGCAGGGGCTGTGCTACTGATCTCAAACCCTGCGCTGTAGGTGTCAACGTAGTCTGTGCTAGTAACTTCAGCCGCTGTTGAGTTCAATAGGAGATACGGATCATTACCCGCTATGATGCCCCTTGCGCTGTCCCAGACGTACCAGTCACCTGTGCTGTCAGTGCGCTTAATCATCACGAACCTCGCACCACCAGTGAAGCCACAGTTGATCTGTAGCGTTGTGCCTGTGCCTGTGTAGCTGCCAACTTTGGAGACTCCAGCGAGTGTGGCGAATAGGTAGAATACCCAGTTTTCCCCAGAACTACACGCCCCTGCGTTAATGCTAAAAGTGGTTGAAGTAAACGTGTTATATTGCGGAACACCAATATCGGCTTGGTCTGTATTAAGACGCAAATAGTTTGTAGCGTCAAAAGTCTGCCAAGGGCTAACACCGTTTCTTCTTTTAGATATAATGATTTCCGGAGCAACACCCAAATTGTGCGAAAGTACCTGCGCGGCAGATGTTGTCGAGTTTAGGCAAACCACATCAAAGAAGCCGGGGGCGCGGCGTAATGAAAAGTTTGCAAACGTCTGCCCACTTTGGTTAATAAGGGTTTCAGAAGAAATATTTACTGCGGTATTGCTTTGAAAGTTAAGTACAGCTCCGTAGTTTTGGTCTGCAACAGTGGAATCTGAAAAAAGCGCAATGCCAGTGCCTCTAAGTCTGTCAAACCAAGCATTGTTATACGGCTGGCTTGTTGACTTAACTATTTGAAGGTCAGTTGTAAAGCCAGAGGCTATTGTTGCATTGGCTCCAGTTCCGGTTCTAGAAATGGGTTTAAACACCTCCGTCCCACTCGTTGGCACTTCCATTGGGCCACGGCGTATGGCTATGTAGATGAATGTTGCTGAACCCTCATGACCATTAATTGCAAACCCAGTAGCATTAGGCGAACAATAATCCGAGTTTATGATTTCCTCAGACGATGACTGCGCTTGAAGGAGCGCATCATTTATATCCGCGACTGTCATTCCTCGCATGGTATCAAACATACGCCACGCACTTGAGCCAGATGAATTTTTTGTCATTACCCACTGCGGCTCATACCCAAGACTTACGCTCGCAACACCACTGCCATCAGTTGTAAAGCTCCCACAGCTTATAACATTGTCCAAACCCGTCAGACCAAAGCCGCCTGCATTGTGGGCGAATAGGTAGGCTACGTATGTGCCGCCAGAAGCGTTTATTCCTGAATTAGTTCCAACGGTAAAAACAGTGCTTGTCGGTTCTGTGTTATTCCAGAATTGAATATCTGTAGACGTTCCTGCGGTTTGATTTAAACGTAGCTCACCTGTTGCTCCGACTGATCTGTGGTAAACATCCCAGTTTTCAAGGTCATTTAAACGCTTAACAATAATACAGCCCGGTACAGAGCCAAGGTTATGAGCAACAGTTCTGCCAGCAACACCTGTCCCCGTATACGTCACAATATCAAAGAACTTCGGCTGCTTGCGGAATGTCCATGAGGCGTAGTTACGTCCAGAGCCGTTAATTTGATTATCACCAAACGCCCAAGTAAATCCGTTAGAACTAAACGGACTGATGTAGGTATCACCTGTATATACTGCGTTTGTCAAATTTGACTGGAGCAGACTGCTGCCGCCTCGAACAGTGTCAAACAAGGCGTGGTTTGACGAAAAATCTCGTGTCTTAGCCCAAACCAACCCACCCTTACCAGCAAGGTCAATCCCGTTGGTTATGGTCTGCGTAGAGCCGTTGCCCGTGTAGAGGTATGTACTGAACACATCCTCAATGTAAACAGCCTCCGCGCTACCAAGGCTCAGACCAAACCCTTGAGCAGACCCTGCACCTTTCGTCTCAAGCAAGGGCATTATGCAAACCTCGTCTGAGATGCCAGCACTGTGAATGTAGCAGAACCCGTCTTAATGATCGTGTAAATGTAGGCATCAATACCTGACGCATTACCCGCAGCAGGAGCAGTACCGCCTTGCCACTTGGGAGTCACACTAGAGCCATCTACCTGCACAGCACTGTTGTAATAAGCCGTAGCACCTTGAGTGACGAGGAAGGCTGCTGTTACTGACTGACCTGTTGCCAGAGCCGTGTCCAAACTTGTACCGCTTGATGCCCTGAAGTTAACAGTCCAGTTTGCTGATGCGTTGCTTGTGTAGTACAGGACAGACTGCGTAGTAACGTCATAGGCAATCGTACCCGTAGCTGCTGTTGCAGACACTGTAGCCACTTCTGCTGCATCGTTTAACACAACGGCAAGTGTGCTGGTTGTGCCACTAAAGGTTTGTTTTCCAGTCCATGTATTAGCAGCAGAAAGTGAAAGATTAAGAGATGTCCAATCAGCAGAAAGGCTTGGATCAGTTGTTCCGCTGGTGTTTGTGGTTGCGCGATACGACAGATAATTTATCGGCGACCAAACAACTGCGCCCGTAAGGTATGATTGACCGCTGTTCCACTGCGTTGCATTAACCGCAGCAACAGCCGCAGCAGATGCGCCAGATGCAGTGTTTGCGGAAGTCTGCGCGTTAGTTGCGTTAGTGTTGACCTCACCAGCAACCGTGTTTGCTTGGCCTGACCAAGTATTGGTTGCAGTGATCACCGCAGGCAGTGATGTACCGTATAAAGTGTCTGCGCGTGTATCAAAGTTGACCGGATCGGTTGTTAGAGGTGGTGAGCCTAAACTCGGTATCGTTTGCGTTATCGTAGTCATCAGACTCGCTCCAGCTCAAAATTCAAAATTACGTTTTCAGGGTATTGCAGGTTGATACTGAAATCGCGGTAGTAGCCAAGCATTGAAACTGCTTCAAAGTAACCGTCACTTGCATTGTCTATGCCGTACCAGAAGGCAGGCTCTGCGTTAAGCAGGTCTCTTGTTTCGATTATTTTATTAACCGCAATTTTATCACAGAAAACAGTCTGCCTGCTTTTCGGCACATTCCTTCTTTTTACCAGTATTGCATTACCTTCATCGTCTCGGTCAACAGTGGAAAAGTTCAAAATGTCGCTGATTGCACTGTATTGGGTCTGACCAAATGCTACTTCACGACCCACGCCAAGCGCAGCCAGTTCAGCGTTGCCCGTTGTTGCAGTCAGCGTGACTGTAACGATGCAGTCTGTATAAGGTGGGATGTTGAAAAAGTTTAGACTCTTTTGCGTTGTGAATGGCACTGTCAGGTGTTCATACCATGTGCGAACAATTCGAGTATTTAAACTACCTGTTGATGTAAAGATAGTGCCGCCACCCAGCACACTGGTCACTGTTACTGTGTAGGAGTTAGCCTGTATGCCATCGAGACAGATACTGTCGATTCGTTTGCCTGGTGCAAAAACAACAGTGAATGTCAAAGGCACACTAGTGCGATTGTTTCTGTCGTAGTCAAACAATCGGAAGCGGTTAGTCTTGCCGATATACTTCCACTTTGTGGTGTCGGTCAACGGGTTGCCAGTGTTAGCAGCAACCAGCGATTGATAGAGATCATGGTTTGCCAAGTCGGTAACGATGTCATTTAGATCACAGGACGAGCCAGAAGCGTAGATTGGGTAAACGATACCAGCATTAGTCCAGTAAGCACCTTCAGCCAGAGCCTGCCCGACATTGCCATTCTGCAAAGATCGCCAAACCGTTTGTGGGTCACCGTAGACAGATGCAAGGCCGACCAGCGCACCAATGGCATAGGTTGTCCCAGCGTTATACGTTGCTGCAACTTCCTCTGGCACTGTGCTGGATGTGATTGATGTTATCGCAATGGGCGGGATTACTTTCATGCTGCCACCGTTACAAGTGAGTCACCATCACGCGTTACCCGCAGCAACAAGTCTGCTGTGCGCTTGGTGTAAAAAGCCATGTTACGCATTTCGGTTAGCATATCACGCATTTCGCTCATCATGCCCCCGTTGTTGCGGTTGCGCGGATCACTCGCAGTTAGTACTTCCTCGCCTTTGTGCAATTCAGCCCTAAAACCGTTAAACGGAACATTTCTAATACCGCCGAAACCTATTCCATCTAACCTGCCGCGTTCAGCCTGACCAAGCGTTGCAGCCCTTTCCAACAAGACATCGGCAGAGCCAGAGGATAACAGGAACTCTCTATCAGCAGGCGATACCTGACCGCCAAGAGCCTCGACCCACTGCTTTGTAAACTGGGTTAGTTGCTCAGACATTGGCGCAGATGTTACGCCCCTGCCTTCCTCTGCTGCTGTACCCAAGAACAAGCCACTGCCCTGACCCTTTTCATCAAAGCCACCAAAAGGATTGTTGCTGAAGTTAACATTAAGGCCAGCCGCTTTTGCGATCTCGGTTAATGAGGCATCGTATTTTCTGAAAACATCAATTACCTCATTTGCTGACGCTTGATCTTCGCGCCTTGCAAAGCCAACAGGGGCAAAGCCAGAGGCAAAGGCATCAACAGCAAACTTGCGATCAGCAGATGCGCCTGGTGCATCATGAATCAACAGACCAGCGTTGCTAGAGGTTGTTGGCTTTTTAGCAAGTGCAGCAGCCGCAGCAGCAGCAAGTGCAGCCGCAGCCAGTAAAGGGTTAGCAACAATCATGGCAGTTGCAGCAGATGCACCACCAGAGATTGCAGAACCTACAGCAGCCGCACCGCCGCTTATTGCAGTGCCTACTGACCCCGCAGCAGAAGCCAATGTTGCCCCTATGCCTGTTCCAGCGGCAGCACCACCAGCAGCACCAGCCGCAGCAGTGCCAGCAGCACCAGCCGCAGCAGTTCCAGCAGCAGTAGCAGCAGTGCCGCCAATTGCGCTGCTTATCGCAGAGCCAATAGCCGCAAATGGGTTAGCCGTTGCTGTGCCACTGCCCATGCCGATAAGGTTCATCAGCTTAGACGCAGCCCACTCGGCGAGCATTCGCTGGATCATCGTGCTAAATGCTTTAGCGATATTGTCAAAAGCGTTTTTGCCGTTATTAAATATGTCGATAAAGCTTGTGGTTAAATACTCGTGCGTCCGAGTCATTGCCTCTTCTTGTTTTTTTTGTGATTCAATCTCTGCTGCTGCGCGTTGTTCTGAGCCTGCTTTGGATAGTTTAGTCCAAAGCTCTATTGATCCGCCCAAGCTATCAACGGTGCTCGCAGTTGTGGTAGACAATCCTTCAGTGCTTATTGATACCTCTCCGAGCGTTAAATCAACCGATCTTAATGCTTCATTTTCAGCATTGACGGCGGTTGTCAATGCGTTAATCTGGCCTTCGCTACTATTTGCGGTTGTTGAAAAATCGGAAAGCGCAGTATCAGAAGTTCCAATATTTGTGCTGGTCGTTGCCGTTGTAGCATTAAGAGCAGCCAACTTTGCCTGTAACTCTTCTACTCTTGTTCTTGATGACGCAGCAGAGGTAGAAAAAGCGTTTGTTTTTGTTTCTGCGTTTTCAAGGCTAGTTAATGTTTCTGCAAATGTTGTGTTAAATGTATCAACTGCCGTTAATGGGTTTTTCGTTGCCTCAGAGACTGCTGCCCATGTTGCAATGGCTTTATTTTTTACATCATCAAAAAGGTTCATGATTGCAGATAATGCTGTACTAAAGGAGTTTCCCAAAAAATCCTTTAATGATGTCCATGCAATTTCAATATTTATTGCAACAGATTCAGCCGCAGTTTTAATAGAATTAAATCCGTCAACAACAAGGCTTGCGCCTGTTTTTATTGCGCCCCACACCCCCAGCGCAGTCGCTTTGACATATCCAAAAATTAAAGCAAAAGCATCAGCAGCAGCCCCAAAGTTTTCAATTAAATAAATTCTAAATTCGTTAAAGCTGATTTGTATGTTTATCCATGCTTTTTTAGCAGCCAGAGCAATATCATCCCAGTATTTATAAATAACAAACGCAGCAGCACCAATCGCAGCAGCAACCGCCGCAATCGGGTTTGCAAGTATCGCCGCGTTCATAGCAATCACTGCTTTCTGAATCATTGCAATGCCGCCCAAAATTGCAGCAGGCGCAGCCAAAACAGCAAAGGCAGCACCAGCAGCACCCAGCGCAGTTCCTATTAAATCAAGGTTATCAGTGAGCAAAAGAACAGCACCAGAGGCAAGACTTATAGCTTTGCCAAATAGATTTATCCCGCCGCTGTCGCCAAGTTTTCTAAATAGGCCATCAATATTATCTTGCAGGTTGCTCATGAGACCTGGCAACCGCTGCATCTGGTTTTCCATCGCACCGGCAAACTGGACTTCACCAATTGCCAGCAAATATGCTTGTATTTCTTCAGAGTTTTTGCCGATTGTGGTTGTCACGCCTTGAAATGTCAGCGCAACATTATCGCCTTCAGATTTAGCTTTAATGCCAAATTCTTTGAGTCGCTCAAACTCACCTGTCGAGGCATCTGCTACCGCCTCGATCATCTGCATCATGTCTTTGCCCATAGCGGAAGCAGTATTGCCGTATGACTGCAATGCGCGTTCTGAAGGGTCAAGCCCTAGTGCTTTAAGTTTAATAAATGCGTTGACGGATTGATCAAGGGTGAACGGTGTTTCACTGGCAAACTTGGTAAGGTTTTCAAATGCAGCAGCAGCATTTTCTGTGCTGCCGGTCATTGTAGTTAGTGCGCCCCTGAGCTTTTCAGTTTCCATCACAGTGTCAGCAAACATTCTGCCGACCTGCATCAGGCCAAGTGCAGCGACAACCTTGCCTATACTGCTGGCAACACTGCCGCCCATTGTCTTGTATGAATTGTCGATTTTTTTAGTGTTAGCATCGACTTCATTGCCTGCCGCTTTTGCAGACGAGCCAAGCTCACTGGTAGTTTCAGAGAGCCTGTCCGTTGATGTTGTCGCTGAAGCACTTGCGGCAGCTAAATCATCAAGTGACTTTTTAGCTTTGTTAACATCGGTGCTATCAACACCTATTTTTAAGACTGCTTCAGTCACTTGATGCCTCCATATAAACAGCGTCAATCTGTTTTAGAGCAATGCGCTCCCATAGCTCTAATTCTACAGCATAAAACCAACAGAAATCCTGTACATCTTGCGCTGCCATTGGTCTTAATGACTTTCTGTCCATGCCTTGTCTTATCAGGCAATAATAGCCCCACAAGTAGCCAGTCATCTCAGGCTCTGGCACTGCTTCAGCCAACAGGTCAGGCGTTTCGCCGGTCTGTCGCCGCAGGCTTTCTAAATGCACCCGCAGCGATTGCCCGTCATCTTGTGGCGTTGATAGATCAATTTCGGATTTAGCGTAGCTTGCAAGCCCTTGAATCAGGGCTTCATAAAATTTGCGTTGCTGTGAATTGCCGAATCAATTTGCTCTTTTACCCACGGCAGCGACTTTGATGTGTACAAATCAACGGCAGCATCCACACTGTACGGATGTTCTGCGCCGTGAAAGTTAATCGTAGGCTTATCATCAGTGCGCCAGCTAATTGTGCAAAGCGATAACAGACGCACACCTTTCTCAATAGCGTCAGCGATAGGTTCAACCTTTTTCTTTTTAGTGGCTGCGCCTTTAATAGATTGGGAAGATATTTCCCGCACTGCCGACTGATAGGTTTCAGAATAACGTCCGACAACAGTAACAAATATGCCCAGATCATCGCTTGTGACAGGGTGACGCAATTCAATTTCAACACCTTCGTTTGATCGTGTGCCAACATCAAATTCGTCTAGCGATAAAGTTTTTTTATCTTTCATCAGTATATCCTCGCGGTTTGGTTTAATGCCCTTACCGCCCCGCCGCTAGTCCGCGAGGATTAGTTGGCAGGACGGCAGGTACTCGGTTAAGCAACAGCACTGTCTTGGATTGTGATCGTTGTTTCGTCAAAAGCCAAAGCAGCACCGCCGTCTACGTTCAGTCGCGCACTAAAAGGATAAGTACGCATGATTGCATCGCCATCATCTGGTGAGTCACCAGTGATTCGGATTTTAGGGATAGAGAAGCCCATAAAGTCAGCAGCGTCAGTCTCATCAGCAGCAGCAGCAACAATCAGGCTGATTTCAGTTTCTGCATCATAAAGCGCAGAAAGGGTTTGATCACGCAGCATTGCCATGAACTGACCAGTCACTACGATCTGATTACGGAATACATCACCAGACTCGTTGCTGCCAATCTCTGCGCCTGTCGGTGCTGCGCCGTTGGCAATCTGTATATTCACAGCAGTCACAGGAATTGCAGTGCCATTGATGAAAATACGACCGTTAATCGAGGCAATGATGCCTGTCTGCGTTTCAGCAGTTGGGCTGGTCATTACCTGTGAGCCAGACAATGCGCGAGACAATCCAGCCAATGTAGCTGACATTGTTGCGTTGCCGCTTGCAGGTAGATCAAAGGTTAATCCCGAAACGATCATGTCACTAAAAAGATCAGAGTCAGTCAGGTCTGAGTAAAATTCCTCAACCTGTAAATAGTCCTTTGTGTGACCAGTCAATGGCGGTTTTGCTTTCTTGCCTGGCAGCGTGAAGGTAACCGAATCACCAGACGTATCTGTCACAACAGCGTCACCGTTAAGGAAAACGCCGGTCATAACAGTTGCAGTCAGGCCAGTGATCAGGAAGTTTTTTCCGTTGTTAGCATCGCCAGGGGCTGCAAATCCCGTCCATCGCCCAACATCACCAACCTTTAAACCAGCAGTCAAATACCCGCCTGATGCGTCTGTGAATGTACCCGCAGCGTCTGGAGTTACATCAGTGCCAGCCGCATAGGGCGTTGTGGCAGCGTATGCAGATTCAAGCATTGCCTCAACGAGTATCTTGTAGGTTGCCGAGGACAACTCACCGTTGATTGTGCCTGATGCTGACTTGAGGCCGTAGTTTTGACCGCTTGACTGGTGGTCAGAGCGAATCTCGTTGCTGCCGTACATATCACGGCTTGCGGTAAAGATACTGGACGTTCGCCGCAGAACTTGACCAGTTGCAGAGCCTGGTACGCCAAGCCCAGTCTGTTTGCGGATGGTGGTGCGTTTAGCAATTTTTTGAGCAATGGCCATGATGGCTTACCTCACGTTGGGATAAATGATCTGAATCTGATTTTCACCAGCACAGTATAACGGTTGTCTTCGATGCCGGTTGTTTCTATCTCCGGCGTTTCGGTTATGTTGACAGTGACCCCGCCACTGCTAACGGTTGACGCTCTTTCAAAGTTCGTGCGTATAAGCTCTGCTCTGGTCATCGCCGCTGACGATCCTGTGTTCATTGGGTACATCAAGCGAACTTGCATGTAGCCCAATTCCTGATGTGACCTGCCGATTTCTGTGTTGTCAGGTCTGGCAAATAACACATTGCATATTTGATACGGAACAGTTGCAGCAGGCGGCTTAAATGGCGCGTTTTCAAACGCCGTAGCAAGTGCTGGCGTAATGCCGTTAAGCCTTGCTTCCAGTGCTGCGCGAATAGATACCGTACTCATGCCTGTGCCACCGCCCTTGTAAATATCTCAGGTAACTCAAGTTCAATTCTGCCAACAATGCCTTGTGGTGCTTGCCTTGACCAACCGTTTTCTATTCGCTGGGCATAAGGCACATTATTAGCAATGTAATGCACACCAGCCTTGCCATGTGCCGAACTCATTATAGCAGCAAGAGTCTTTTGCCCTGATGGATCAATATCATTTATGTAACCCACTGGTGGGGAGTTAAAGCCGTACACCCAGTTTCTTCTAAACTGACCACCAGCGTAACCAGGCGGTGGCGGGTTTATCCAGTATGAAGGATCACCAACTGGCGAATTAAAGATTGCTCTGTTAGCCACCTCAACAACAACTCGGCGCACAACCTTTTCCATTGTCTGCGGCATTGTCTGCTTACACCACTTTGACATGTCAGAAGAAAAGCTCACGAGAGCCTCAC